GCTCAGTTGGTCAGAGCGCTTCGCTCACATCGAAGAGGTCTCCGGTTCGAACCCAGATAGTCCCACCAAACTACAATTCTACGAATACCCCGCCTTACAGGATCCTGCAAGGCGGGGTATTCGTTTGTATAATGAGTTCTGATTTCTGAGATATCCCCACGTACAAACAACTTGGGATGAGTGCAGAAAAGCATCCTACTGCACTTGGGAAACGCTGATTAAATCGCAGAGTCCGACTTGGCATGTATTTTCGTCCAATGCTTCGTCATAACCCACCTTAAATAGCTCGCTATTCGCGGCGGCTTATTCCTCGCCTTGTATGAAAACACAAGAGCCAAGTCAGACAACGATTTAATCAGTGTTTCCCTTGTTCGTCCTGATAGATGGATTTGAAGAAGATCCGTATCTCTTGTCCACCGTAAGCTCGCCCTGCCGGGAACGATGCTCCGGTCATCTTACGGCATGGAGAGCTTCTTATCCTGTAAATAAAGCAGATAGGATCGGCGGTGTCGTTGGGCGAAACTGCGATCCATATAAACAAGATGGAGGGTTGCAGCGTGGAGATACTGCATCTGTAACTAGCTATATGCAAGAAATTGCAAAAAGCATCTTGCATATTTTTCTCATGTCGTGTATAATACATTCATCTGACATGGGGTTATAGCTCAGCTGGTTAGAGCGCTTCGTTGACATCGAAGAGGTCTTTGGTTCGAATCCAAATAGTCCCACCAAAATTACCATTTTGCGAACCGGAAAGGTCGCCTTCATAATTGTACTGGACTTCGATGATATCATTATCGGCCAGTACTTTTTTGATGAAGCATTTAAATAAGATAGTTTTAAATCGTGCAGACGTAGTAGCTTTCATATTGATTGAGTCAAAGAAGAACCTGATTTTTTCTTCTGTAATTTTCCCGCTTTCTGTACGAATCTTTGCCTTTGCAAACTGGACTTCTAAATCTTTTAATAAAGTTTCGTTACTTGACGGTGTATTTGCAAGTGTTTCTGAAACAATCCTGTTCTCAATCGCTTTAATGCAATTTTGCACTTTTTTCTTTGCATCTGCTATGCGATTTTTGATAGACGATAACTCAATATCTTCGGCTGTATCTTGCTGTAGTAACATCGCTTGTTTGGTGATGTTTGCTACAGTTTTTTGTTGGACAAAAACTTATGGGTAAACGAAGAGATGCTGAATGCTGAGGCCGACAGATTTTTCCATCATTCCGATTACAGATCAGTCCCGTATGACTGGTTAGGCCCGCAATTCTTTGAGGATGCGGAAAAACTAAAGGCAAGAAATGAAAGGGCGTATCATCATGAATATCTGGGCGAAGTGACCAGGACAGGCGGCACAGTCTTTGAAAATGTGGTACAGCAGGCATTCATGAAGGATGATTTACAATAATTCGATCGCAGGCGCTACGGTCTAGATTTTGGCTTTGCGCTGGATCCGCTGGCCTTTGAGTGTATGCATTACGACGCAAAGCACGAACGGCTATACATCTTTGATGAGATATACCAGACGCACCTGACGAACCCTGCAGCGGTTAGGTTGATACAAAGCAAAATGGTCAGCAAGGCTGTCATCCGCGCCGATTCTGCAGAGCCTAAGAGCATCAGAGAGATGCAAGATGCGGGCTTGCACGTATACGGCGCTAAGAAATACCCCGATAGCGTGGACTATGGGATCAAATGGCTACAGAGCCTGGAGGCCATCGTTATAGATAAAGAACGCTGTCCGAACACCTATAAAGAATTCGTGAATTATGAATACGCCCGCACAAAGGATGGAGAATTCATTTCTGCCTATCCAGACAAGAACAACCACGCTATTGATGCCGTGCGGTACGGATGCGAGGATCTGATGCCGGCATTCACCAAGGTTAGAACCGGCCGCGTGAAGTACTAAAGGAGCGAAAATGCGAAACGATAACCATTCATTATACAGAATGCTGGAAGACGGATATTTCGGAATTGGCGGGTTTATCGACGGTGAGTATCTGACAAAACACCCAAGAGAAAGCGATGAGAAATATGCTATGCGCCGCCATTTGTCTTATTACCTAAACTACCTGGCACCATGCGTTAATGCGCATGTGTCACCAATTTTCAAAACATTGGCGCAGCGAGACTGGAAAGGACCAGGATCTAGCATCTGGGAATCGTTTTCTAAAGATACAGATTTTCTCGGGACACAGATTCAAGCACTCATGAAGAAGGCCGCTATTTCGGCAAAGCTAAATGGGATTTCTTATATCGTCATGGACCGTGTGGAAGATCTCGACGAAGACATGCGTGTATCTGACTTGGAAGAAAATCGCCGGAATCTGCCTTATGCGTACGTGGTAGATATCAATGCAGTTGAAGAAGTTACTTTGGATCCATTTGGCCATATCTTGAAATTTGTATTCCTCGAACCGGAAGCAGGCAATGAATATGTCTTTGCAAAGCGAACGATGACCGCAGACGGATGGGAATACATCAGCTCAAAGGGCAGGAAGAGCGGCACGTGGAATCTTGGATGTGTGCCTGTCATCCCGCTCGCCGCAAAAGAGCACAAGACGCACAATCCCTTCCCTCCTTCTGAATTCTTATCTATCCTGAAAACGAATGTAGCAATCTACAACATGACAAGCTGGCTATCTGATATTTTAGTCAATCAGACATTTTCTATCCTGACCTTCCCGTCTGCTGAACCCGAGAATATCGACATCGGAACAGATAACGCGCTGGCCTATCCTCCGGAATCCAGCCATGAACCAAGCTTCATCGCACCGCCGGACGGTCCTGCTACTATCCTTGCCAATCAGATCGCACTATTGCAGCAGGAAATATATCGAATGGCTGTAGTGGTCAATGTCACCGGATCCTCGAAGCTGCAAAGCGGTATGGCGAAGGCGTGGGACTATGAAGCTACGAACCAGATTCTTTCTGATTTTGCCGATCAGGTAGAGGCTGCCGAAATGAAGCTCGCAAAGCTATTTGAACGATGGACCGGTGTGGCACTGGAATATACGGTCAATTATCCGAACGATTTCAAAATCAGCGAAGTGGAGCAAGAACTGCTGAATGCGGAAACCGCAAAAGGGCTTTCTTTTGGCGATGATTTCAATGTTGAAGTGTTCAAGCGGGTACTAACGGCTTACTTGCCGGAGCTGACTGCAGATAGCTTCGACAAGCTGGTAGAAAGCTATAGGCAGCAGCAGGCAGAGGAGAAACTGGACATTATCCATGAGGGCATGAACAATGGTGAAGAGGGATCAGAAGGCGCTGCTACGAATAATCAGACGCCTGGAGAGTGAATACCAAGAAGAAGCCAAAGAAGCCGCCGAGGAACTTTATACCCTGCTAGATCGGGGCTACAAAGTAGAGGCGGCATTGGCCCAACTGCTGAAAGACCACCCAGCGCTCTTTCAGCTATCTGGCTTACAGGAGGCCATGGTTGAGGCTGCTGCTTATGGATATGGGATTGTACCGGCAATCCTGACAGACACCCAGGCGCAGGCATGGCGGAGAGCCCTGTCAAAATCATGGGACGATAGTGGGATGACACTATCGGAGAAAATCCATGGCGCCGGCGTCAAAATGAGAGAAAGCATCATCAGTACCATTCGATCGCAGATGCGGCGCAACGCTACATGGACATCGATGGCAAGAGAATTGTATGATGGCTATAATAGCGGGAAGGCTGTAACTATGCAGCAGGCACTGCCAAAGTACCTGCAGACCGTGAGAAACGCCTACGGCACCCCTAGAATCGTTGCTGAGAGCCGCAAGGCTTTGAGGAATATAGAAAGACTATCCCAAAACGGAGCGCCTACAAAGGCGCTTAAGGCAGCGTATAAGCAGCTTATAGAAATAGCACAAACAGGGACAGAAGAAGCTCTGAACAAAGCGTGCTGGGTGGCCATGCAAGAGAAAAGCCGTTATATCGCGGACCGCATTGCCAGGACAGAGATGGCAAGGGCATGGGCCGATGGGTTTTTAGCGGATATCATGCAGGATGATGACGTGGTGGCCGTGAAATGGAAATTATCCAGCCGCCACCCTGTTTTTGATGTTTGTGATATGTACAGCAAGGCCAATATGTACAACCTTGGCGCCGGTAT